TGCAGGGTTTAAAGTTGTTGTTGTAATGTTAGCATCCATATAAGGACCATTAGTAAAATCAACATCAGTTAATGTCCAAGCGGTATGAGCAGTACGAGATAATTTTTCTACTTCGTGTTCAGGATGCGTGATATACATGACGTCTGCCGATTGTGCGAATTTTAAATCAAAGAGTTGTGCAGTTGTGTAAGGTGTTGTGATTTCAAAAACTTTATTGGCTACACCACCAGAAGTATAAGTGGTAAATGTAGAACTATTAATATTCGTTCCATCTTTATCTGTAAGTTCAAATGTATTAGTTGCTTTGTTAGCCACTAAAAATCTTTTGCCATTAACTTCTGTCATGCCAACTACACCACTAATAACAACTTCATCGCCATTAGAATAACCATGACCTGTTGCTGTTACCACAGCTGGATTAGCTTTAGTAATTGCAGATATAGTTTTATCTCCTTCTAATACAGAACCACGATCTTTATATACTCTCATTTTTAAATTAGAAAACTCAAGCATATAGGTTTGTGTTGTAGAAAATTCAAAAGGTATGAGTCTTGTTTTGTTAGCACTATTCGCTACTTCAGCTACAAAAGTTGTACCTGGTCTCCTTGCTGCAGCACCATGAGGATAAACAACAAAGTTCTCTAATGTTTTACATCCTGAAGCATACTTGGTTAAATCGTTTCGACCATCTAAACGTGGTGATAACTCTCCGCCTGTAAAGTTTGTAAGCTGTGCAGCAACTCGTGCCATAGTTTAATACCTTGAGTTAATAAAGGTACTAGCTTCTATTGCGTCTGTCATTCCAAGATCAGGTGAATTGTTTTGACCTTCAGTTGCATCTACAAACCTAGCATCCCTTAATTTATCTTGAAATAGTTGATACATATTTTGAGTTACAGGATTAGATGATGTAACTCCATAAGCAATATCTGCTCCTAATGCTGCAGATAAAGTTTCTCTTAATAGTTCATCGTATTCATTAGGATCTGTAATTCTTGCGATGTATAAAATTTTCATAGAAGAAGCATTACTTAAAATCTTTCTACCTTCTACTTTGTGATCTAAATCGTAATCTAATATTCTTAATAATCTTAAACAGTCTGCAGGTAAGGTATATTGACTTGAAAAACCCCAAGCAGGTTTATCTGTATCTGCTGCTAGTTCTACTCTCTTCTGTAAACAGTTCCAAGGATGTGATCTGAATAATGAATCTCTAACTTGTGTGTATCTTGAATTGCACAACCTTGCGTTCTTTGAATCTTCTGTAAGTGATAGGATAGTAGTTGCTCCTAATTGATTTAATGCTCCGTTACAAATGTCTACTACTGATGCCATATTTTTTCCAAATGTCCTTATGAGAAAGATCAACTTCATCTTTCTTTTTTTTAGTTAATTCGTTGATATTACCTATATCAATTTTTTCAACTAAAGCATATCTATAAATCTTATTATCCGTTCCCCATTCAAAATGCAATAGAAGTCTAGGCTCTTTGTAAATGTTTATGAGTCTTGGATCAAATCTTGCTCTTGTCATGAAAGAAAGATGGGGGATTACTCCCCCACCTAAATTATTGATTAGTCTATAACATACGTCATGTGCAATTGAATAGTTCCAGCACCATCTGCACCCGCTAGGGTAACAGAAACTGGTAAACCATCCTTATCTGCATCTACTACTGAATTTTCACCTAAAGCTATTGTTGTTGCAATAGCAGCAGATGTTGCAGAAGCTGAAGAGCTACCTGCTTTAAATTCATCTACATCAGCGGCTACAGTAGTTCCTGCGGAATTAATGTATGCGTTGTGACCAACTGATAATGTAGTTGATGAGTTTAGTGCATCATGTGCAAGTCTACCACCAAGGATTCTAGCTCCATTGGGTAAACTAAACATATGAATAGTTGATTGTTCAGTTGTCGCTTCATACTCAGCAAAGGCTACTCTAACTCTACCTGCGAGTTCGTTAGTCTTTACTTTTTCAGAAGGAGTTGCTGCAATCTTAGCTTGTTGTATTGAGTTTGCCATAATTATTTATCCTTCCTATTATGCTTCGTGACATTTGATTTCTACCACTTTTTCTTCTTCCATTCTTGTTGCTCCAATGCTCATGCAGTAGTAAACTTGAGTCGCATACGATTTGTCTGCTCTTTCGTCTATTCTTGCATTAACATCTTTACCAACTCCTAATGCAATACCATCTGATGCGAAGGCAATACATTTTCTTTTAGAAGATTCGATAGATAATCTGTTTGATACTATAAAGTTAAAACCTAAGAACGAGTTGATTTCACCATTAGCCAATGCTTTGACTGTGTTGAAGTCTGAACTTGTTACTTCAGTTGTACCTAATAGATCAGTGATTTGTCTAGGTGATACTACGATATTTCTAGTGATAGAGGGATCTACACTTGCTAAATCGAACTTTTCTTTTGCAGTTCTTAATTTCGCAATCGTTAAACCATCAGTACCTGCTTCAGCAATTTTTTGAGCTGCAGGTAATGCAGTTGATGTTGATCCTGTTTCGCCAGTAAACGAAGTGCCTAGAGCAGCACTGATTACTACATCATCCATAGCTCTTCCCATTGCCATAGCAGCGGCTTGAGCATAAGATGAAGTCGGGTCTATTAAGAGTCTTACTTTGTCTTGTTGATCGATTAAATCAGCAAATTCATAATCAGCTAATGATACTCTTCTTCTTGCGTGAGGTGTATCAATTTGCGGAGTGTCTGAATGTCTGCTAGTTTTTACAACTGCAGTTACTGAGCCAACCTGATCGAAGAAAGCATTTTTTCCTACAACACTTTCAAGTCTGACTTTGTCTCTTAATAACGATCCCATTTGTTGAGATAGCATTTGTATGTTAGCAGAATACTGCTGTACAAAAGCTGTAGTTATTTGTGATGACATAATTGTCTCTCCATTTTTATTGTTATTGTTAAGTTAAACAGAAAGGTTCTCCGTCAAATTGACAGGCAATTCTTGCATTTAAAGTCTGTTAGACCGCAGTCTTTCCTACTGTCATTAGGGTTCACGTAGTATAACTTGCGAATTGTCCTATTAATAACCCCTTACATTAATTTTTAAAAAAATACAAGGGGTTAAAAATTATTTAGTTAGCATTTCTCTTAAAGTATAAACTTGTTGTACCATTTTATCATGATCGGGATGTGATTTATTCCAATAAGGTCCATCTTTATTATTCATAATATCAGATATTTCTGTTTCAACATCAGTGTTTGAACTTACGTTTTCACTTTCAGTTGAAACTATTTTATCTTCTGACATCATTCCAGCTATCTTTGCGAAGCCTTTAATAATTTCAGGATGATCTCCAAGTCTCATTCCATCTTTAAGTTGCATATCTAATATCTCTGGGTTCATGTTAGCTTTAGCTAATGCTCCAGCTTTTTTAATATTAGTATCAAACTCTCTACCCCACTCTTGTCTTAACTGTTGTGTCGATTGAGCTTGAGCAGTTTCAGTATCTACTTTGGCTTGTTGAGCCATGCCTTCCATATTATTTTTATAGAACTCTAAGATACCTTGAGCTTGTTTATTATTTAAACCTAACTGATGTGCATTCTCAGCAAACTGCTTGATTGCATTATCATCAATAGGAACAACTTCTGATTTTGCATTTAAACTATATTTATCTGCAGACTCAGGTCTACCTAGTTTATCATACACTTCATTCCATTGATCATCTGTTGAGTTCTTGTTAGGTACAGCAACTTTATCTTTACCAATCATTTGTGTTGCATTGATATATGACTTTGCAAGTGCATCTATCTCTGTAAACTTTTCTATGTTTGGATCGTTTCTAAACTCTTCGGATATTGCTTCCTTCCAAGTTTTAGCTACGGGTTGTGTTTCTGTTGTGGGTGATACAGGTGTATCGGACTTAGCAACATTACTTGGTGTTGCGGTTGGTTCTGTAGTTGTTGTCGTTTCTACAGGCACAGTTTCCTGTGTTATCTGTTCTGATGACATATTTATTTTCCTTTTTCATTATCGTTTTGTAGCATTGCTTTTATAAATAGAAGGATGCTACGTTGTCCTTCCATGTATGCACTCTCATGACTATCACCTTTTACATTGGTAGTCGTATGATGGTGGCATCTCTTTTCTAAATCAGACATGACTTGTTTGCCTTCGTCTGTATTGAATATATAATTGTAGTTCTTCTTTAAACCCTCAACATATTTTTCAAAGTTTTGTTCTTTATCTTTTGCTTGACCCATTATTCTTCTTCAGCATTTGCAACGGCTCGTGCTTCTTCAGGTAAGGCTTTGGCTAGTGGAGCTATATCTCCTCCTGCTTTAGCTAACTGTTGAACTTGTTGCATCTGCATTTGCTCCTGTTGTTGTTGTTGTGCTTGTTGTCGTTCTGCATTAACTTGACTTTGTGATTTTAATATCTTCTGTGGCACACCCACTATATCAGCTAAGTGTTTAACAAGATTATCAAAATTAACATAATCAAATACAGGAGCTACATTAGCCATGCTTCCAAGAATTTCAATAGCTCTCATAATAGATTGTAACTCTGTGGATTTCTGTGCTTTAGCTAATGGTGAAACGTATTCAATTTCTATATCCTGACCTGATAAAAATTCAGGTGCTGGAGGTAATTGATTGTTTCTTAATAGAATATTAAATACTCTATCAATTAATGGTTTTAATAATTCAGATTGTAATCTTCCTAATACTGGTCCTAATAATCTCATCTTCTCTTCATTACGTTGGATAACTTCTGTTGCTGTCATTTGTGGACCTTGTTGCATCATAAGTTGGTTTACATAGAACACAGCTCTAATGGCATCTCGTCTTTGCTCTTCCATGTTTAATCCTAATGGATTGTTTGCACCAATGTTTAAAGGTTCAATTCTATCTCTTGTACCTGATCTATAAAAATTTAATCCACCTGGTACAGTTCTTACTGGTAATAAGAAACCATCATCAGGAACTAATAAAGGTGGGTCTACTTGTTTCTGTGCAGCTTTGATTGTTGTCTTAACCATTTCATTTAACATCTTTACATCTGGTAAAGCTGTCATGGCAGGTGATCTTCCATAGATTTCATGTGAAGCCTTTAGGTATCTTGGTACAACAAAAGGGAACTCTTTAAATCCTGATACGGATAATTCATTACCATTTTTATATTCCATATACACAGATTCAAATGGCATATTCTTTTTATCTTTTTTTGTAGGATTAAAATCTG